AGGAGATACGCCAAGCACTCTTGAACCCACGCTTTTACTAGTTTGTGGTCTCTAGTGAAGTAAGAATTGAGTAACTTACAAGATTTGATTTGTTTGTTTAACAATGTGAATCACAGAAAGCACGATTAGACTCGATCACTTCGTATGTCGTTGTAGACAACTCGTAATCCTTGGCTAGAATCTTATCAAATGCCCTGCCACGAAAACAATCACCAAAGCCAGCCGCGCCAAATTGATGTAATTCGGCAAGGTCGGCATCATCAAGGCGATATCGTTGCATGATCGAAGAAGTCTGAGGTGTAAACCGAGGATAGTCAGGGCGAGACACTAGCTTGTAGTCAATCTCAAGTTGCGTCATATACGGTAACTTAAGGACAGGGCCAGGCGTCTGCTGCAACCAGGGTAGGTCAGTCTTTGGGTACATTCCTTGCAGGAGTCCACGTTGGAACGCTTCGGCCCTTGGTCTAAGGGGTCCACGTCCTGGGAGATCTCCATGGCAAACTCCAGAGGAGCGGAGCAACACACCTAAATTGAGCATTGGGCGAATGAGTTCGTCAGCATCAAAAACAGGGGAGTGCTTCAGGAATTGCAAGTCATGGTAATTCTCAAGCGGTTCGGTACCAGTCACAATGTATCCAACACTTGCTGCAGCTCGTTCAATCGACATCGCAGAGAATTCTGTGAGTTTTGAGAGCGCATGGGCGATAAGGATATTTGCGAGGTTGTTAATAGCAGTGGTTATTGTGGAACCAGAGTATAACATGGGCCGGGTGGGCTTGATAACTACTTGCATCTTCGGGTTTTGCGTAGCAATGATTTTGAGAGGAGCTTGGCACTGGTCAACAAGCCGTTGAACATCGTGTCGCTGCTCTGAGGGGAAGAGTCGGACTAACAACTCAAAAAGCGCTGGTGAATGTGAGGCATCACAGGAAGAAATGTCGAGATTGTAACGTTTAATTCCTTCAGGCGTATGCACAGCAAAGCAAGCATCATCGGAGAAGTAAACGAAATAAAATCGCTTTGTCGGGTTGTGTAACTCCTCAAAGATATGTTGCATCTCAAAAGGATCAGGGGATTTACAAAAATGTACTAAACCTCCATTGATCTCGAGATCTTCACGTGATTGCGCACGTTTGAGAGCCTCCATCAGTCTGAAGCCAAGGAGTGATGCCGGAGTCTTCAGATCGACAATCATCCGCGGTTTCTTGCCTGGTTTGGCCCATTCTAAGCGTTTCATTTTCCAAACAGCACGCCGTATCCATAGATGATCAGGGTCACCGATCCAACCGTTTTCAGTCATTTCACGAAAAGCTTCAACTCGCAAGCGCTGTTTTGGATGAGGGTCGGCATGATGCTCGACGCACTCCTCTTCAACGGACTTGACGGGGGAAAGATGTGAAAAATACATGTTGGAAACACGGTTGAAAAACGTGGTGAGTTCATCTGTCTTGAGGATATTGGTCTGATTATCAAATAATTGTTGATGTAGTCCTTCAATTTTTGGTTTACGCAATCCGGTCAGCCTACGGATGGCAAGGGCGACGTTCTCATTTGTCGCTGCGTAAATTTTGCCATTGTGCGCGACGGATGGTCCGAAGACGGTCCGGTACGCGCCATCAACGTAATTGGGATCGGGTGGAAAAGCAAGTTCACCATTGTGAAAGAACTCACGTCCTTTCACTACAGTGAAATCGCCGTTGTACGCGAAGTCGTCATTGATTCGACATACAGTCGCGCCCACTCGATAGGGTTCCCTGGCAAAACGGCCGTACGCCGGGTTCCCATTCGCTGAAAAGTTGGTGTTGAACGTGCATCAGGCAAGGAGATGCGCATGCGGATGTCGCGAAAGAGCATTCGTTGAATGAAAAACTCAGTGGTGTCGTCGACGATGCGTGAATCAAGCAGCCTCAAGCGATCAATATCATGGTACTCATTAAACCGTGACTTGACGGCGGCGGCGAAGCGCGGGAGGAATTTCCCATCTTCACCACACGCTGCCATTTTCATTAACTGGCTATCCGAAGATTGAGCCCAATCATAAAGTTCACGGAATATGATGATAGACCGAGCAGTGTTGAAGTTGTTGGGTCCGATGACAAAGAAGGCACGCCCCTTGTACTTGAAAAACCCCGTCGCATCCTTGCGCTGATCCCTGGTGAAACCAAAGAATAGGGCTTTAGTTCTGGCATTAACAAAGGTGAGCCCTTCAAAGAATTCGGCCTCTTCACTCGTCACCTGGTAAGCATCCTTCTTGACAAAGGGGATGATGGGTAGAATAGCGTCGACAAACTTCCGCCGCCGTTTACTACTTTCCTTCTCCTGAGCGTTCAAAAACAAAGTGGCGGCAGCCACGCGGTCACCTTTCTTATCAGAAAAGTGGGGTAATCCTTTGTATTCAAAAACGTCAGTGACCGCGTTGATCTCATCTTCTAAAGAGGCACAACATGCTTCTAAGGGACCACGCGGTTCATCATCACCAGTGTTGCCGTGCGGGCGGTTGAGTGCCCGTTGATACCTACACCAAGCAGAAAGATTGGCACCACAACCAAGACACCCATCAATACACACACCAGTGATCGGGTCAGAGTTGTGTGTCCATGCTCGGCAATGCATAACCGGCTTGACTGCGCCATTGAGCTTAACGCGTCCAAAGACTACAGTGTGTGACACAGCCGAAGCAGGGTAGCAAGGCGGGAGATGGCAAGCATGCAAGTGGGCGAAGAGGATGCCGTGATCCTGCTGAAGCCAAGCGTCGTCGCGCAGGAGTGGCCATTCCTTGGCGTCAAGTTGTTCATCAAAGAGCAGCTCGGCCTGAGCACGAAAGAGCACGTCCGGGTTGAGAGCGTCAACGAGACATGTCTGATTGTTGCCGAGAGGTGCCACACTGTCAACGACGAAGCACCAATCAAGAGCCGCATCACGCAACTTCCTCTCGCAGTCCGGAACGTGACGTAGCGGTTGGCGGAGTACTGCATGTCCATCACGCTCACCGATCAAGTCGTTGATATGATAAATAAGTATGGGGCGCCCGGGCGGCGCCGCGCCAACAGCAGCAAGAAAGGGGAGTGGGGGCTCCTCGTAAGGAGGCGCATCCGGGACAACACAGGGAGGGTCAATGAGTATAGGCGTCTGATCGACAGGCGCGGCAAGAGGCGCAGCAAGAGTCTCTGTCTTAACAGGTCCCGAAGGTAACTTCTTGCCAGCCCACCGGCTGCAATCACAACAATCATCATGGCACTGGTCACTACAATACCCATAACCAGTGTCACCATCTTCGTACATCAAGATGCGCGAGCACTCCGGATTTGAGCACTCAGCGAGATCCTCAATGTCGGCATGGCGGCAGAAGAGCATGACGCACATAACGCAATAACCAACATCGCGTTCATCACACTCAATCCCCTCATACTCACTGACACCCTTGTGCAACATACCGGTGCACTCACCACATCTCCCTTTCTCGGACTTCCGGGGCCCTTCGTACCAGACAGATTTCTCAGTCGTGTACGTCACCTTCCCATCAGAAGTGATGGTTGGTGTGGCGTGGAGGTCGGGGTCTACGAGTGGTGCTACAGAGGCAGGGGCGTCTTGGGTACCGCGACAACGAGAGCAAAGTAATCGCGGATCCTTAGTTGCACCATTGCATTTGGTGCATCGCATGATAAAAATGAGGTCTTCGTCGTCGGGGTGATAGTGGTCGTCGGCTTTTGGACAAACAGGAATTGGCGCAATACAAATAGAATACTGTGGTTTCTTCTTCGCAATGCGTTGTTCAGCGGGTGAAAGAGTGGCTTGCTTGCCTTTCCCTCGACGGTGGTAGTGTTGGCCAGGTTCGCCGCAGAGTTTCTTAACTGGGCAGTAAGCATACTCTATATCGTCTGTCCCGGTGGCCTCGCCATGATCACGGTGGAGCGTGGTGCAGTGATCCTGTCCGGAGTCATCGCTCTCAAGGCTCACAACAAGACGAGTGGCATTGCGCACTTCACGCGGTGCAGGAGGTGGCGTGATTTTTCGTTGTCGCTGGCGGAGGATAGCAAGTCGTTGCACATGCTCCTCGATTTCACGCGCGTCCGATTCTACCTCGGAACGAGTCTTTGGGAGAAAATGAACTGCGTGCGACAATGAATCCCAGGGGACCTCGTCCAGCTGATCCTGGACGTCGCGCTTGTGTTCAGGGGCAGGGTGGGGCCTGGCGGAACGCTCGGGTTCATGGTTCGTAATTGGATGATAATGTGGTCGAAGCATGGTGGAAGCGAGGCGTCTGGATGACAAGCACTCCTTGCAAAACTCAGTCCCACACTTAACCCCACACTCGCGGCATGGGTTCAAAGCCCGCGTGGTGTGTGAATGAGGCAGGAGAGGAGCAATCATGTTGGCAGCAATGGGATGGAGCATCCGTCGTGTGCCAGACATAAGCAAGGGTGGACCGAAGTTGGTGTCAATGACGTTGAGAACGAGCGTTCCAAGATTGTTATCAGGGTAAACTTCGCTGCCAGAAGTGACAGATATGATGGGCGGCTCGTTGAGTGTTCCAGAACCGTCGTAATGTAAAGCGCCAACGTAAAACATATAAGTGCTAGTGGCACTGGAAGTTGGAAATTTGTAGTTGGTGGCGCTGAATTGTCCTGAATGATTGTTAAAAGCGGAGATGAGACTGAGTCCATTATCAAAAGAGAGTTGTGGGCATTTGACTGCTGCAGTAGTGTCTCCCGCGATCTGCCAAACAAGCAAGAAGGTGGTGTTTGACTGGATATTGTAGGGGAGGATGACATCGTTGTTGTTGGGAGCCACCAACTGTGCACCAAGCGTATTGAAACGCCATTCGGGTGAGTCAGGCTCAAAGCCATTGTGATCAACGGCACCAGCAATGTTGAGGCAGCAGCCAAGGCCAAGTCGTGCAGACAATGCGAGCTGAGGTTTGATGAGGCTAACGTGGTACGTCAACCAAATTTCCATTGCACCCGGATAATCGTTCGGTGCTCCCTCAGTAACAATGTAGACTTTTCCTTGTTGATAAAACTGAAGATCAGGGGGAATAATACCGGGGCTCCTTGTTTTGAGCGTGGTAATGCCGGTAAGAGATGAAGCGCACTCAATGGGTGCGAGTTGAGATTCCTGGGGCATTCCTGAGACCGAGAATTGCAGATTAGCAAGTTCAGCCTTCGACGTAGGCTCGGGGGCGTACACGTCGGGCATAAATGCTGTTGTCACGGATCCCGCGCCTGCAGCACCAGTGCTAGAAGACACAGCCATGAGGGATAAAGTCTTCAAGTCAACCATGGCTCCCTCCCACCGGTTCTGCTGGTAGCTGGGGGCGATGGCACTGAGCCAGGGGCAAGTCACGGGGTCTACAACGTCGATCACAAGAACGGTGATGGAGAATGCCTCTGTCATAGGCAAATTAAAAAGGAACTCACGATGAAATATCGGAGTGGTGGTCCCATCACTGTGCATAATGGGGGCGGGTGCCCCATTAAGCAAGGAATTCGATTGCACTTGGTAAGGCATATCAACAGAGGCATACGCCCCCTGGCCAGTTACAGAATTGAAGAGTTTCTCCAACCATCCACCGGCTTTTGACCCAAGGAAGTTCCCGGCCTTACCACCAAGGTCAGACCAGTAACTCCCTTTACCTCCAAGCTTCGACATCCCTCTTTTGGGTTGCTTGTACCTACCTTTACCTTTAATTGGTGCTCTGCCACCAAGTTTCTCCTTGATCCCATCAATTCCCTTAAGAATGGCAAGTTGTTGCGTGAGCTGCTCGTTACGCTTCTTGCGGGTCCCCTTTTTCTGTTCGGCGGTCTTCTTGTGGCGAACAGGCCTTTTGGCTTCAGACATATCATCTGTGTCTGTGTCACTCCCATGCGAGCGCATAAGCCTTTCATTGGCATTGGCGCCTCCTGTAGTCTTGCAGGGGCGCCGGTCTTTGAGCCGTGTTGCATGGCACGGACAATTCTGGTGTCTACCTTCCATCTTCGGGTGCATGCACCCATCAACCGCACAAAGCAGGGTGATATCCCCATAAACCGCGTCAATTTCGCGTGTGACGGGTCTCGCAGCGGTGTCACGGACTGTGACTGGTTCTCGACACAGAAGTTCCTCTACGTCAGCTAGAGCAATGTCTAAATGGGCCGAGAAGAAGAGATCCATGTCTGAGTGGGCGTCGTCAAAAATGCTAAGATGCTGGTCCATTTTTCGACGGAACACAGCAAGAGAATCTAAGGCCTTCGCCTTGGCATCTTTATATTGAGCCAATGTGGGCAAAGTCTTCTGAAACTTAGCTTCAGGCGCTCCAGTGTGCAAGTGGAGATGAACATGTGTAGTAGGCACTATTCCCGGGTGTTTTCCGGTGGTTTTTGCTCGTGCGGCATGCGCAGGAGCAGGGGTGGCACGCTCCCCTGATACAAATTGGCAGGCGTCACCTGCTGGTTTCTTTCCTTCCTGAGGACGGAGTATCTCGCTCTCCGCGGGTTTTTGTGCTGTCTTTTCCTTGACACATACGGGCGCTGCAGTGAGTATAGCCACTTTGGCTTCCTCTGCTGCCTCCCCACTTCCCCTCGAAAGTGGTTCCTCTCGCCCGAGAGTGGGTTCACCAGCGACGCGGTCGCCAGCAAGGACAGGATGTGAGTTGTGGTGCTCACTATCCCCCTTATACACTGGGCTCGTATTTTCTAGGTCAATGACCAAACCTGCCTCTTTTTGCAACAGGTCGTTACTAGCTAACGTGACAGGGATTAGGGTCGCCCCTTCTGGAAGCCTGCCGTATACCACTCCGCGGTGAAAGTTCTGCATGACGGTACAAAACAAACTACAAAGTGCAAAGCGAAACCACTACCAATCAAAGTTGATGTTGCAATGATCGGACACCTATCAAGGTGCTGTGAGTGAATTAGAGTGAGACTCGCGCGCTGCGCCGATGTCCTGCCGCTGTGTTGGTCTATGAATGGGGGAGTTGTTCTTCATTGAAGTCCTAGTTTACATGAGGGGATGTATTCTTAGACAACTCAGGTCCCCCAGGGGGCGCTGCAGGTAAACCTTACAAGCGCACTAATCCCGGTCCCATACCAATCACATGCAGCCTGAAGGCCACAGTCGCGTTAATTCTTAAACACATAGTGTAAAGCAAGGTGCTCATAACTGGATCCTCAAGGCAAGTCTGTGGTTTCAACACCTACTTGCTACAGAGTCCCTCGGCTTACCTCGTACCATGCCAGCAAGAGAAATCTCCATGCCAGCAGCGGGGGACAAACCCCGCCCCAGGTCTAGCTTAATTATCTGGACCACTAACTACAACCATCGCAGACTGTAGGAA